CGGCTACGGCAACGGTTAAGTCATAAGAAGGCAGGTCTTGCCCCCCTACGGATACGAGGCCCGGACGCAAGTCCGTGACCGCGATTGGTGAGTTCATAATTTGGTCGGCGACAGTCATGAGGTAGTCGCCTGCGTCTTGGTTGCCCGGAGGCGGTGCAAGAACGCTGATGGTCAAACGAATATCGCCCACGTTGTAGGTGAGCGCCGTCGCTGTTGGAAGTTGGATCAGAACTGACAAAGGACGGGCGTTACGGGGGTCTGTGATGGGCACAAGACCGAGCGTTGTGAGTTGGGTCTTGACGGCGTTTACAGCCTCGTAGAGGATGCCTGTAGCGGTCATGCGACTGTCGCCCGACTACAGCCAAGAAGCTGCATGATGCGTGACAGGTTTACGGGCAAAGGCAAGTTGCCCATGCCGTCAAAACCTGCGTACGCGTCACCGCTTGTCCCTCTTTCGCGGTACAGCTGCATTGCGTAAAGTGTCGCCGCAAGCTCTACTGAGGCGTTGGGAACTGTGCCTGCAGAATCCGTGTAATTGCTTTCACGACGCTTATTCCAGCACCAAAAATTAGAAGCAGAAACACACTTGGCGACATAGGCCGTGTCATTGGCGGTTGCAACGTCAATGCCCAAGGCGCTGAGCACTAATGCGCTAGTCGTCCAACTTGGGCTAACGGTGTAGGTGACAGTGCCAGTAGCAGTGTCGCGTTCAAAGTCAGCACCATTGTTTACATAGATGAACTGGTTTTGCATGATGACTGAATAGTCAAATCGCAAATCGCCTTCGTCTGAGACACCGAGGAACAAGTACGGGTCGGTAGAGATTACCTTTGCGGTGGCATTAAAGCCGTGAGACGCGCCTGCAATAAGTACCGAGTCCGAAACTTGGATGCCTGTTTCCACAAAAGTCTGCATCACGGCATAGCCGTCTAAACGTGTGTGAAACGCTAAGTCGTATGTGGCCATGGTGATGCAGTCTTCTTGTGTGGGAGGTTTATCAGGTCAGGTTGAAACGGCGGAGACCGCCAGCAATCGTGACGATTGGGCAGAAGTAGCCGTAGATCATCGCTTCGATTTCACCAGATGCTGGAACGTTTGTCTGCAGCATGAGCTGTGAAGATTCGAAAATTTCAATTGCTGATGGAACAATAAGGAAAGCCGATTCGTCAATGACGGTAGAAACCATGTTGGAAGAAACCGACAATGGAACTCCAAGGACGTTGCCGAAAAGCGTTGTTGCTTCGGCTGATCCACCTGAGTTTTGTGGCTGTCCAGCGTTGAAAATTGGGCGTCCTGCGGTGTCAACTGAGTTCTGCAGCAATGACCACTGACCAACACCGGCGGTGTATGCACCGACTGTGTCGCCTGTTGCGAGGTAAGCAGCTGCGGATTCTGTTGCAACGAAGGACTGGATTCCTGCTGCGGTTGCAGCGGTTGCTGTTGCCTGTGTACCACCTGCGGTGATTGCAGCGATAACTGCCTGCTCTGTGGCCTTGCGATACGAGCGTGTCATGTTGTCAAGCATGATCTGGGCGAAGGATGGGTCTGAACGCTCTTGGAGTTCAACCGACCAGCGCTGAAGACCAGCGAGCTTTACGACGGTGCCGTTTACATAACTGGAAACGATGCCGGTCTCTGATGGTGCTGCACCTTCTGCGGTGGTTGCCACTGTTCCGTTAGTTGTGATTTTTGGAACGCTGATTGTCATACCTGCAGCAGGGATGGCACGGGTGCCACCACAAGCGTCAATGACTGGGCGTGAACCAATGTTTACCTGAACGGTGTTGGACATGTACTGCACTGGGTTGAAAGCAGGGTTCGTGCTAAACGAGTCGTCTGCTGCAGTGATCATGAACTTTGCCTTGGCATCGTCAGCAGCTGCAACCCACAAAGCGGATTCGCTGGTTGGGTTCAACTTTGCGTTGATGGCGTGGTGCAAGTAGTCGGCGTTCGTTTTGATTGGTGAACGTGGAGTTGCGTAGTACAACGCTGTTGGAACAGTTTCAGCCGAAGCCTCAACCGTTGGGGTATCTGTTGACATGGTTTCCTCCTCGGAAATGTCTTGGGGTTGGGGTTCGACAACTTCTTCTACGACCTCTGGGTCGGGTTCTGAAGCAGCGATTTCTGTTATGACTGCATCCGAAAATGCAGGCTGGGCGACGAGCGATATCTCGATTAGGTTGGCCTTCGAGACCACCATGACGCCGTTCTTGTCGTACTTGTATTTGACTGGCATAGCGCCAACGCTGACTGAGTCGTATGCGCCAGCCTTAACAAGTTCAATAGCCTCATCAGAGGCGCGAGTCTTTGCAAACCTCGCTGTAAACAATAAGCCGTCTTCAGCTTCGACTAACTCGGTTACGACGCCTCTCAACTGCGACATGTCATGTCCTTCTAGCAGCTTTGGTGCCTTTGCGTTTACATCAAACGCGCCACGCTTAAACATGACTTCCTGACCCGATGACACTGACGCAGTTGTGTCCCAAGGTACAGCCACGCCCGTAATGGTACGGGGGCTGTCCTCTCCTGCGGCAGCATCAAGGGTCACGGGGACGTGAGCAAAATAAATCATGATGGGATGCTTTCTTCTTCATCAACGTATTCGGGCATGACTTCGCGAGACATGTCTGATACGCCGATATAGCTTTCAATGTCAAACTCGACAAAACGATTTCTTGGCAGTACTTGTTCGCTAGACAGGGTTTGCTCGATGGTGTCAAGGTACATACGTGCCCCGAACAGATAGAGATCCTCGCGAGCGTTTACGCTCGTCTGGTATTGGTACGAGCCGGTATCGATTCCCAGTAAATAGGGAGGCACGTTGCACAAACGTGAGAGGGTCAGATCTTGGTACTTGCGCTGGTCAGCGTTTGTTTCTTGGGCGTTTTGGGAGAACTCTTTAAACTGCACCTGACTTGAAAGAGCGCCGATTGCGTTCTTGCGTCGCGCGGCAGCCCATGCCGTCGCAAGGTCGCCCAAGTCTTCACCCGACATGTCCTCACCCGAGACCTGTTGCAGATAGCCAGGAACTGTTTCAAGCTGGGCGTATCGGTCTGCTGCAGCGTTGAGATACAGCTGCGTGTTAATGGCGCTGTTGCCAATTTTCAACAAGCCGGGTGTCGGGCTAATGAACTGGAGGACGTTGGAAACATCAAGGCTCTGTCCGTTGAACATCAGTTCTTTTTGCTGTCCGAAGTACTGAAGGTATCCGCTTTGATCAGGTGACGAAACAGATGCAGCAGGGAGCCATGTAAACGAAGCAGGCAGACCAGTGGAATAGCGAGTCTGAATGTAGGCATATGCAATACCGTGAAAATAGAGGTCACTAAAAATGTTTACATAAAAGAACGAACGCGACACTTTCGGGTCGGGTCGTTCCATCCACGGCTCAAGAGGAAGATAAATCTTTTCGTAACGCTCACCTGTCCACTGCTTCGTGTAGTGGCGAAGCTCTAAAGCGCCAACCATTCCAGCAATGAGATCACGCGAGCGTGAAATTGTCGGCGAAGAAAGCGCACGGGCCTCATCATTGGAGTTCAAGTAATAGTTGAACTGACCAATCTGGGATGCGCCTGCTGCAGCCTGCACAGGTGCAGATGCAAAAGCAGCGGTTTCAGTCTTGCGTGAGAAAATACCCATCTCCTCGGAGTCTTCCACAAATTTGTTGCAAATGCAACTATCTAGGAAGAAACTCCAAAAGTCGGTTTATTTTTTCCACCCGGACGCGAAACCATTGCAGCTGCAACGATGAGACAACGGCAAGCCTCAATCGGCCCCGGGCTTCGCTGAGACGAAATTGACAATGCGCCACCTTGTCCCCTGATTAATACAGCTCTGTTTACATGTTCGGCAAGAAGGATCTCGCCAGTGTGCTTGACCCTGTCTTCGTTTATAAGGCTCTTGACGGTGGACGTGTATTTGTTGATTTCGCCGTAGCCCCACTGAACGGTTCGGCGCTGGAACTTCTCAGGGGTGTGAATAAACAGGCTGGGCGTAATCGCCAGCTGCGTTTTCGGTTCACGCTCCAACGACGCTGTGATCTGCTCCCACATTTCAGCAATCGACTCAGTCTGAAACTCCACGCTCGCCACGATGTCCCCGTCGGTGTTCTTACGACACCACACCCCAACGTACTTGGAATCATCCACAGCGGAATCCACAGCCAACACAGAAGTCGTGCCATCCCATTCGGAGTTCTCTGTAAACCGTTTTGCCCATTGACCCGGTGGCAACCAAGACGACGCAGCCGAGACCCACATGTTGCAGTGGGCACGAAGCCATTGCGAACGATCAGGGGAAGCGTGTGCAGCTCGAAGACTCTTCAGGGTCACCGTCCTCGGCATGCTTGGATTGGCATAGCCCCAATACCGTTCGTCATCAGGGGAGACCGACTCAGGCACAGACCACTCAGCCATATACAACTCGCCCGGCTCACCCTTGTCAATCTGACCAATCGCCTGCTCACGAAGTTTCTTCATCACCGTGCTCGACTCATCGCCAGCCGTGGAGACCAACAACGACAGACCCGACTTGACCGCAATCTGGGCAGGCTTCAAAGCACCGAAATATGCAGCCTCCGTGATGGCGGTGACCAGTGGCGCGAAATGTCTGAAGCACTTAAGGCTGCTGCACCAGACGTCACCACAACCGACACCCCAGGTGTTTTGCCAATCCCCATCGTTCAGCCTGTTTACAACAACTTC